TCTTATAGAATACACGAGATCCGCCCCGTTTCAACCGATAGTGGACACTTCATTCAACTGGCACAAGGGAGGTCAGTAGGTGAGGTGCGCTTGATTTAGCACGAGCGAGACACATTTCATGGTATTCAGTATCAATTTCAAAACCGATGAAGTTTCTACCTTCTTCGATGCACATTTGTGCTGTTGTGCCTGCTCCCATGAAAGGATCGATGATTAAATCACCTTTATTGCTCCATGTTTGGATGTGTCCTCGTGCTAATTCTTCAGGCATAGTAGCAGGATGCTTGTAAGATTCTTTGGATGACTGACCAAAACCACCACTATTCTTGATCTTCCAAATGTTAGTCCTCACACCATATTCTCTGATTGCTTTACTCTTCTTGCCAGGATCATTGAAGGTGCCATCCTTCTTCCTGGTGACAGCATTGCCAAACGAAGTATATCCTGCCCACTTATTCTTCTTGTCTTGAATGAGGTTAATGGTCTTAGGTTTGCCCTTGGATAGTATGAAACAATACTCAAAGATCTGAGTATATCTTACACTCTTAGGACCAGATGCAAATGCTGTGCCTGTCTTTTCATATATCATAGTATCATGCAAACGCATACCATGTGCATCCATAAAGTGTAAGCACTGACGAAAACTACTGCCAGTTTCACTACCTTTTACCGTGGCATCATTGACATTCCACATAATAATACCGCCAGGTTTTAGCACTCGTGCTAATCCAGCAGCGACATCTTTGAAGACGTTAAAATCCCATTTACTACTATCATTGTAGGTCCTGAGATCATCATAGGGAGGAGATGTGATGCAGAGGTCTACACTCTCTGCATCCATTTGTTGCATCCCATCGACACAACTCATCAAATATGTGGTGTTAATATCAAGCATCGAGAGTTTCGTATTCAGAGTGGATATACTTTTTAGCGTTACGGATGCTGCCGTAAATCACCTCAATCTTAGCACAATCTTGGGTGAGAATCTTCAGTGAAGAAAATCCGTTGTTATTCTTACCACGAGTCGTCACAGTATCATCCCAACCACTACCATCTGAGAGGTTGGGGACATCAATTAGTGCTGCAAAGCATGAGGTGAAGATGTTACCAACGTTTTGCAGTTTCATGACAAAGTGAATATAGTCCTTCACTTTGCTGTGGTTGTTACCAGTGGCGAAAGAGTCAGTTGACTCCATCAGTGACATTTTGTCTTCAACTTTAAACTCAATCTCTACACCATCCTCAACAACATTGATCTCAGTATCGAAACCATCTGCGTTGACAAAGTTATAATCAATGCCTAGTTTTTCTGCTGCTCTCTTGAATGCAACTGGTTGGACATGTGACAGAAACTTAGTCTTATCAACTGTGCCACCCATGCCATCAAGATCTTTATCAATTACGTTGAGCATTTGAGTACAAATGCTTGTCATTTCGTTGAGAGCAACAGGAATCAACTGGCGATAAGTCTTGCCGAGAGTTGTAGTTGGTGCCATGTGCTTTGTGTTGTATGAATACAATATAAGGTAAAACGGGAGCAGAGTCAAGTGATGGTGGACAGTTTAGATAATGTCACCCATTGTATACTCTCTCTTCATCACTTTAAAGTTTCCACTAATAGTAACTCGACGAGAGTCTGATTTGTTAGGTGACACGAAGTGACCATATTGCGATGGGAATATAATAACTTTGTGCTGAGTATTCTCTGGTGTAAGTATCTCAAAGTTTGGTAATTCTACCACATCATGCAATCCATTTGCACGATTGAATTGCCATTCAGTATCAAAGAAATTAAAATCATCTCCCTCACACCTATGGAAATAGACCATGGATAGGTTACACGATGGCATCGAATGATTGTGAAATTCCTGATGCTCATGCTTATTATATTTGTTAATCCATAAACCATCAGGTTTAATATCTACCTCACATTTCCATGACATTTCATCTAGAAACTTCTGGAAGGTAGGTCTAAGCACATCCAACCATTTTGACACAAGATAATTATCTTCACCTCTTTGTGTGGTTGATGCTGTCATCATGCAAAACTTTGACCATTCTGGTTGCTCACCCCAGAAGGATTTATCATCTAGCAGAGGATCAATGATCTCTTTTGATTGTTTTATCTGTTCATCAGAAAAGGAATCCCAAAAATACCATTTGGGATTCCAATACTCAATAGTCATCTATACAATTCAGTCAAATGTAATTTGTCAACGATAGACTCTACCTCCTTCATTTTGTTAAGGTAGACTTTTTCTTCAATTAGTTTATCACCATAGTATCGTTTCTGCAAGTCAGAAACATACAAAAACAATGCATCCTTCAAAATCATTTTCTCGTCTTTATTAAGGAGAGCAGAGTGGAGTCCGATCATTAGTCGTCGTGGCGGAGTGTTTTGAGGTAGTCCAACACATAAGAGCGAATGTACATCAACTCGTGATAACACTTTTGATTGTGAGCACACTGACGCAGAGAGTGATCGGGTTTCAATACAGATTCCATGAATAAATCAAGTCCTCTGTTGAATTTAACTGCCTGCGATTCGTTGTCGAAGTCCATGTAATCTAGTCTTGTACTGTGTAGTCCAGGTCGTAGTCTACCTCAGATAAATCATCAAACTCAATTTCTTCAGATTCTCTTTGGAATTCTTCAGTGAGTTGTTGAAACATCTCGTCTTCATTCATGTCCAATCCTCATTAGTGTCAAACGTATCCTTATACTTATTACGTTTTTTGGGATCTTGTTTCATATTGTAGGAAGAAGAATCATCAAACTCCCAATTGCGATTAGTGCCACGTTGACGCTTGTCCCGAAGTGATTTACCTGGGGAATAGTAACCACGCTCGTTTCCACCGCGTCGGAATGTTTTACCCATGAGTCAGTTGTGAATGAATAATAAACTACTGTATTATATATTAACGATCGAGAATGTTGTCGTTGTAGATACTGCGGTAGTCATCTTCCAACAGCATTTGCACTTCACTAGACATTTCGCCGTCATCTTGAGAGTTTTCTGGATATGTTTGCACTTCCAATTCTTCAAAGACGAAACCTACGCCATGCAGGAAATCTTGAGTCTTAGAAACTACGTCATCGAGATACATACCATCGAATTCTTTGCGGGTGAGGGTGCCATCCTCGTCTCGGCAAGTTAGAGTGAATTGCATTGTCTTTATTTGTGGACTTAATCACTATACAGCATATCTTTGGCAGTTGTCAACTGTTTGTGACACTCATTTTGCTGGCACAGTGACTCTCTCATGTCCAATGCCCAATCACTGTATGGACCATCTGCATCGACATACATTAACATTGCCTGCACATGTCTCTGTCCAGTGTAACGATCACGCCAGTGTGGGTATTCAATACCCTTGTAAATGCAGATGTCACCTACATTTAACTCCACTTCAATCTCATCATAATCCTTTGCAAAATGTAGTGCCCAAGGATCTTCTTTGTATAGGCAACATGTGACCGCCCATTCACTACTAGGACGGTCTGTGTGGCGTGGTAGGACACAATCATGCCCATATATCCTGCCATAAGAATAAGTGTGATACAGACGCTTCTTGACTACATCCTCAATCAATTCATGTGACTGGACTAACAGTGACTCAAGAAAGATTGGAGCATAATAACCAAATGCATTCTCTAATGTTGGGTCTCCAGGATATCCTAATGCCTTATTAAGTAAGTCCATGTTGATAGTCATCAGATCACAGACTTGCTTGGAGAGAGCGTTACGTACAATTTTAATCATAGTCCCAGATTCATGTTAATGACACAGCGATAGGGGTGCTTCTTTGTAAATGAAGATGCATGATAGTGTCTACCATCAAACACAACCAATCTCCCTTTCTTTGGTGTTACTCTCTTGGCAACAGTCCATTCATTTCTTCGTGTGATCATTTCATCTTCTTCATATGTGCGTGTCTCATTACGTTGCTCAAATATAAATGTGTCACCATCACAAGTGTTGACATAGTAGATAGCAACCAAGTGTGGCAACATGTTATCTACATGTGGTAGATGATGCTCCATTTTAGTATGAGGATTGCCCTGCACAAAGTTAAACCTCATGCGAACAAGTTCGTTAAATCTCACACCAGTCCTACCCGTGATGCTTAGCACCATTGGATACAATGTGGTGAAATACTTTGAGATCTGGTGCCGATCTTCATACAGTTGATGAGCAAAACCATTGACATTTTCATCATTGTCAAATACATCACGAGGATCTACAATATTTTTTCTATAAAACAGAGGAAAATCCTCCTGCATTGTCAACTCATGAATGTAGTTTTGATAGTCCTTTTCAATTACATTATCAATAACAATCATACTGCCTCCCCAAAAAATACCATAGTCAATCGTGACGACTCTCTGTCATTACCAAAGAAATTATTTGCTGAGTGCCATGTCTTCGAGTTGAAGATATTGCAGCGGTTAAATCTATTCTCAACCACAATGTTTGGTGTCCATTTGTTTCTATGCTCCTCACGATACCTTTCGTATTTGTTATGCTCTTTTGGATCGTCAGAGTTTACCTCTAACCTAAACATTTCAGCATACTCTCTACCATTCACATCTGGTTGATAGTCATAAAATGTTGTGCCACATCCTTGACGTTGTTGATCAGGATTCAGATAGATTAGACCAGCAACATTATACTTCACATCGTCATCATGCACCCACCCAGATCCATAAGACTCATCAATAATTTGAAACCCTGCCTCAATATATCTGAATGTATCGTATTGCTTAGGTAAGAAACTCATCAGTTTGGCACAGAACTGATGAAAGAAAACATTGTCCAACTCATCTACAAATTTGGTGCGTAATCCTGGCCAATTTCCTCTATCGCCCTTGAAAAACTCCTGCTGTAGTGCAAAGTTACGGACGAGAGTTGGATTCTCAAAGAAATTATCAACAGTGATATTTGGTATCATTTTGCTGTAAAATTATATGTGCAAACAAAGCGAGAAGGTGAGTCTTTAGGGCAACTACTAGCGTGCTCATACTTACCATCAAACACCACAAGTCTATTCTTCTTGGGTGATACTTCCTCTAGACCATCTGGTGTCCAAATATATGTTGGACCATCACAGTCATTGATATAATATAGTCCCACTTTGTGTGGGAATGGGAAGTCAACATGCTTGTTATTTACACCAGTATTGTTTGACAATAGGCAACCCAATCTTATCCTGTGTAGTTTACTAATCTCTTGACCTTTGATGTCAAGATACTCTGCAAGTGGTGGATAGAATGTATTAACATGTGGTCCACCTTCACCGTCCTGATATAACAAGTGAGTAAATCCTGGGACGTTGACACCTTCTTTGCCGAGAGTTTCGTATGTAACATCATGCAGATAATGCCATTCAAAACTCATGTGAGTAACAATCTCATTCAAGAGTTTGTTATAAGATCTAGGCATTATGTCATCGTATACCTCAATCATATGAAAACCATCCTGTTGCAACAATTTTTTCGTGATCGTGTGATACTCTACCACGATGCACATGTGTCCAGTCTGCGGGCCAAATAACCGTCAAACCTTTCTGTGCTTCAACATATTTATCCTGATGAAACCACTCGGTCCCACCATTAGGCACGTCATTTAAGTATGTCATGTATACCAAGTGACGAATGTTTTGAGTGTAATCATTCTGTGTCCTTTCAGAATGCCATGTCTTAAATCCACCGCCCTTGGGATACTTCTGCACACTGATAGGTTCTCTCACACTAAAAGCAGAAAACTCAGAGAAAGGAAACTTCTCAATGTATTTGTATAATACCACCTGCAATTCAGCAAAGTAATTAACAACTGATGGGTGTTTACATTGACATGGAATACCCACATCCATTGACTCTTTGATGTTAGGAATGACCATCATTTGGTTACCATGAAATGTCCTACCTTCGACCTTCCAAAACATATCTTGGGTCTCATAAAAATCTACTAATGCATCACAAGCGTCAGTAGAGATAAAATCTCCCCAGATGAAATCTGTTGACCGTTGACATATTTTGTCACGGTGCATTGTAATTTGAGTTTCTTCAGGCATGGTAGATGGGATAATAGTTACGATCAGATGTTTGTGTGCTGTTTGGCATTCTAGTCCAGCAAGGTATACTCATTGATAGACGCTCACCTCTAGGAAATGCACAGTGATATGCTCTCGATGGGATATAAAGTGCGTCTCCTGGTTGTAGTGTAACATGCAAGTCAACCTCTAAATTCTCTTCACGAATTTGATCTTGTAAGAATCCTGTCTGCAACATACTAGAGATACGATTCTTATATATTTTCCACTCAGTCTCTCCCTCTACCTGAATAATAAAGTTTGAGGGATAGTCATCATGAATGTTAAATGATTTGGATCCTTCTTTACCACCATAGACATGAATTGCACAGTCAACAGCAAAAATAGACTCAAAAGTTTTCAGCAACTCTTGAGTCTCTCTACTATGGAAACCATAATTCATGATGATAAATGTGTGACCATGATTGATGTGAGATACTAACTGCCGTGCATCTTGCACAGTTTTATCATACACCCACGACCTAACATGTCGATCAATGTTTACCTTATTGTTTTCATGATCGATCATCTCAAACTCATAAAAAGCAGGATTGTTTGCACAATACTCTACATCACCCCATGTTAAAAACTGTAGAGGATTTGCCAACAGTTTAGGAAAATGATAGGCACGATCTTCCCACAGAAAGTTTGCCTCATTTACAAGTCTTTGTCCAATATCATTCATTTTTCATCAATGCCATGTTGAATGCAATAGACACGCGATCTTCATCATCCTCGTTCTCATCCACTGCGTGAAGTAGATTAGATGGAAACAACAACAGACGACCAGTTTTTGCAGGATAATATACTGTGCCACCAGAAAGTGCAGTGTGCTTCTCAATGGGTGCCATACTTGTAGATATAAAGTATTGATCGAAATTCTTATAGAAGAAGATCTTACCAGCACCCTCACTTGCATAGGGATAGTATACACCAGAGACAAAAGATCCATGGTGTAAGTGAATCTGATTGGTGTTGCCCCTGGTGTTAATGTTTGCCCAACAGTTACCAAAAAACATACCAACTACAGCAGGATCCATGCCATAGTCTAGTATACAACGACCAGCATTTTTATATACTTCAGTCCGCAATTCTTCAATATCATCGGAGGGAAACTCTTCCGACTGCCATCCACCACGATTGCTAACTTTACGACCTTCAGACTTATCTCTCATGTCGTAGATATATTTCAGCAAGTAATCATTGTCAATGTCAAGATCAACCCACCAGATAGGAGTAGGAAAATAAAAGTCTAGATTCATAACTGAATGGGAATAAAACTAAAGTTTTCTGAGATAGTATCACTCAACTGTAGATCGAAACCAAGGGTAATTCTTTCATCATCAAAATCTTCTTTCACCTCTACATGATGGTGCATTCTACCAGGACCAATGTAAATTTGCAAGGGTTTGTTTTCAACACGCCAAACTTCATTACCATTCTGACCATCAGTGAAAACAGTATCAGTTTTGTGATTAGTCAGTGTGATATATCCATGAATAGGATAGTCATGAGAGTGTGACTTCAACACATCATCTTGTGTGTGAAAGTTGATCCATGATTGTAACCATACCTGCTCATCAGGT